GTGCTGCCGGTCGTGCAGGTCGCGGCTGACACATCCAGATAGAGATACATCGTGCCGTTGGTCGAAAGTCCGGTCCAACTCGGATTGACGATCGAGCAGAGCTTGTCGACCTGGCCGGTCGAGGCAAAGCCGTTGGCTGCGGTGGCGATCAGGGTGCCGGCGGCTGTGACAGTGGTCGAGCCGGTCGAGCCGCCGAAATTCGGCAGGCCATTGCTATCGACGGGACCGGAGAGCACCGTCTGGCGAACGGGAACCGGCGTGACCGTGGCGGCAGAGGCAACCGTTGGGCTGGTCAGCTGGAACTGTGTCCCGTCATAGACAACCGAGACAGCCTGGCCGCTGTTGATGTCGCCGCTCGCAAGCGCCGTGGTGCCTTGCTTGGTGATCGCGATGGCGCCAAGCGAGTTGATGTTGAGCGTCGCGGCGCCGGTATTGGCGAAGTTCGTGATGAAGGTATAGGTCTGACCGGTGACCAGGGCGGTCGGTGCCGGCGAATATGTGAGCACATAAGCGTTGGCAGACCCGGTCGCCGTCGGCGCCGTCTCCTTGACCGAACCCGAGTAACTGACCCAGCTGCCGCCCGCGAAGCTGCCAACCGTCAGCCAGGACGAGCTGACATAGATCTTCAGCAGGTTGTTGGTCGTGTCTGCCCAGAACTGATATTGGGTCGGACTGGACGGTGCCGAGGCGCCGCTGAAATGCGAGAGGATGGTGTCCATCCCGCCGTTCAGCGTGTTGACCATCGTCAGGCCGCTGAGCGTGCCGGTGTTCGGCAACACGGTGGCATTCTGCGATGCCTCGATCGCCGGCACATTGACGACGCCGAACATTGCGATGAAGGCAATCGCCCGCATCGCCCGAGCCAGCAGGCATCGGCCGTTGAAGAGTTTCTGCATTTCAATAACCCTGGGCTATGAAGTTGATGGTTCGGACGACGTAAGAGCCGGCATTCTTGACCGCGTAACTGAAACCGGTGAGTGACATGCTGGACAGCACGACATCATCACCCTGCTGCGCGTTCTGAATGGTGATCTGTGGCAGCGGATAGGCATTGCCATTGGCGCCGCCATTGAATGGCGACGTATAGGTGAAGCCGAGCGGCGCAGATGCCGACGTGGTCAAAGTCCCTGTATCGATCCGATCCGGCACGTCGACCTTGTAGGTCCAGGCATTCAGGATGGCCGTGACATCCGGCCGGCTCGATGCCAGAACCATTTGGAATTTGATGGCCATGAACGTGTAGACGCCGGGGCTGAAGTTCTGCCAGGCGCCGAACGTCACGCCATCCTGGCTCAGCGCCACCTGGACCTGCGCCCCGATCAACGCGTTGAACTGGCTTCCCAGGATGTCCTGCTGCGACAGGATGTCGGTCACACTCAGCACGTTGTCATGGATCGACTGACCGAACACGTTCCAATCTGTCGTGACGGCGCAGCTTGCCACCTGTGTCAGGGTGATGGTGTGCCCGACCGGGGCGGTATAGGTGCCGGACGACGCCACGTTGCCGCCGAACAGGATGTCGGTGTCCGTCAGGACATTGACGTCGGCCAGGATGTTGTTATTGCCCCCCAGCATGATCGTGTTGTTGATCAGGTAGGCGCCGCCACTGACCGTGCCGCCCCAGCTGGTCACAGCTTCATCCCAAGTTGCAATGACGTTCTTGACCAGCTGGCCGCCCGCTATGACGATCGAGGGCGGGTTGCCTGAGTAAACATCTAGGCCGCCATCGGTCTTGTAGTGTGCGCTGATCCAATAGGTGCCAGCACCCACCGCCGGATAGAACAGGTTCGGCGTCCGCGCGATGATGACTGAGTTCGCAAAGGACGGCCCTTTGCGGATCTCGTAATCGATCGGCGTCCGGATATCCGTGATGCCGGTCCAGCGGATCTGCAGGATGCCCGAGACATAGTTCGTGGTGACCTGAGTTGGGTTGTTCAAGGCGCCCAGCAGCGCGGATCCGCCGATCACATAGCTGTACGCCGGGACCGTCGAGATGTCCTGATAGCCGCCGTTCGTCGCGTTGAAGCCAACGAATTTCAGATAGATGGTCTGGCCGATCCTGGACTGATCGACCGGGATATGGGCAACCGCGTCATCCAGCCGGATGAAGTTGCCACCCATCGGGTGAGCCGCCACCGTGCTGCCCTCGGCACCGCGCACCAGATAGGTCAGATTGTACTTGTTGGTGCCGGTCAGAGTCGCATTGGCATAGGCCACATACTCGCCATCGACGTAGCAGATCGTGTTCAGGCTATTGGCATCGGCGATCGTGCCGCCCGTCAGCTGGCCGCCGCTGATCGAGAGGTCAACCGCCAGCGTGCTGGTCTGGTCAGGTGACGCAACGAGCGGCAGTGCTGCCGTCAGGACGCCGTGCCGAGCTGAACCGAGCAGCCGTGTCACATAGGCATAGCTTGACCCGTCGTTGCTGGCCCAGACATCACAGCCGCCCCAGTTGCCGGTCCCACTCACCGCCGCCCAGACCTCAAGGCCACCGCTATCGGTCAGCGGCAAGGGCGGCTCAAAGATGACGGGCGTGTTGGAGAGCGGCGGTTGTGCGTTGTAATCGGCCGAATAGCGCGAGGCATTGCTGACGCTGAAAGCGGCCGGCGCACCGGTGCCGGCCAGGTATTCCTCCGCCGTGATGGTCAGGACGCCCTGATCATCCTCTTCCATCTCCTTGATCCTGACCCAGGCCCGGTTGAGCCCGAGATTCGCATCGGTGATGGTGACGATGTCCATCGGATCAAGGATCGCGTACCGGAAGCCGATCTTGAAGGTATACTTATTGCGCACCAGCTTGCGTTGCAGCCGGAGCTGTGCGGCTGTAGTGGCGACCGCCTTGGTGCAGAAGAAGTGCGCCTGCTGGGTGTCTTCCGGCAGCTTACCGTAAAGTGTGATCTGGCCCAGATCCTGGACCGTCGTCGTGTCGGTGTTATAGGCGTTGCCGCGATCAAGGAACTCGACAGCGACCTGGTTGAAGCCATCGGCCGGCCGGGTCCGTGTCAGCTGGACCGGGTCTTGTCCCTGGTCGGCAATGAAGTCGTCGTCGGTCAGATCAAACAGCGGCGCGGTTGGCGGGGTATAGGTAGCGCCATTGGCCGTGATCGAGGTGTCGCCGTAAGGAACAATTGTCAGGACGCCGCCAGAATCCACGAACTCGGCATTGCACAGATCGACCATGGGCCCGAAGACGCTCGCCGCCGTATCCTGCTGGTTCGCCAGCAGCGAGACCACAAGCCCAGTCGCCCGGGCATAGTTCGAGAACTGCGTCAGTGAACCGATATGGCCGGCCGGGAAATTGCAGCCATAATCCGAATTCGTGAAAGCATCAATGATGACCTGCGCCGGATCCGCGCCGGTATCGCCGGCAATGGCATTGGCTAGAAACCCGGTGACCTCGAAATTGTAGTTCGAGATGTCCGCCGAATCCCCGAGATCCAGGGCTGAGGCGGCGACATAGGCTTCCGACGCATAGGCGAGCGCCTTGTTGGCATGATTGGTGGTGAGATAGCCCCAGACCGTCTGCGACTGCGTGCCGGTGAAGAAGGTCATCCCTTCAGCCGCTAGCGTGGTCGTGTTCTTCGATTTCCAGATCTGGCCGATGCCCACAATCGGGCCATGGCCCAGGCCGATGATCACAGCCGTCTGATAACTATAGGTGACGCTGGCGCCGGTCTTGCTGCCGCCACCCTTGCCGCCTGTCGCCTGCTTCTGCTTGTGCGCAATGGCCTTGAAGTCGTCCGACCACAGCATGTTGCCGGCCATCTTGGTCTGGCCATAGACAACAGGGCGCGTCGAGCCCAGCACAGAGGTCTGGACCTGCACACCGGAATATTGCGGCTTCTGCTTGGACTGCTTCGGCGTCTTGGCGCCGCCGAGGATGTTCATCGAGCGCCCCAGAGCGACCAGAACTTCAGCGCCGGCTCATCGGTGCCCATCGTGCCCCTGCTCAGCCAATCCTGGTCACCATGATCCAGCGTCACCATCCCGGCCCGGCGATCGGCGTGAATGATCAGCGGCCAATCAACCACGATCCCGGCATGACTGAAGACGCGGCCGAACCGGTAATGGACGATATCGGCCGGCTGCGGTGTCTCTACTGGATGCGCGAACCTGGACAGCCATTCGTCGAACAGCGCCTGGTCGCGGTGCATCGCCCAATCGACCGGGTAATGTTCCGGCGTGAAATCCGCGATCAAGCCCGGCGCCGAGAAGCAGGCAATCAGCAGCATTGCGCAATCGACGCCGGCACCCTTGACCTTTGCGGCGTGGTGCCATGGCGTGCGCAGCCAAGTGCGCGCCTCAGCGATCACCGCTTGGCGTTCTTCTGCTTCGGTCAAAGGTGATGCTCCCGACGGGTGGTCGTCAGATGGCGGTTTCGGGTGTCGGCACGTAGGGATAGCCGCGAAAATTCTGGAAGTTGCTGAACTTCGCCAAGCACGTCGCTGGCGTGTGATCGCAGCCAGGCGCAATCACCATCGTGTCACCGGCCGTAGGCGCATTGCGAAGGGGGATGCCCAGCGTCAGCGTGTAGCCGTCCCAGTGCTTGATCGTGGTGATGACGCCGTTATTCGCCCCCGACGTGAACTGCACGGTACCGAGATCGTAGTAGCCGACTGGCTGCCCGTTGCTGATCGGTATCGCCGTCTTGGTGGCCCCAGCTTGGGCCGCAACCGCCGTCGAGAAGCTCGCCTTGATCAGCGTGCAACGCGGGTCATAGAGCGTGTTGCCACAAGTCGAGGTATAGAGATTGCCTGGAAATTGCCGGTTCAGCAGCTCGGTATAGCTGTTGACCGGCATCACCACCGATGTCCGCCCGGCCTGGACGTCGCCGACGCGGCCGGCGAAGATCGTCACCACGCCGGCAGACACATCGCCCATGGTCGGCATATAGGCCCGGTCAACCTGCACCGTTGCGCCGTCGAAGATGCCAGCCTGCACGGCTTGCAGGAACGGGACGCCACCCACCAGATCGCTCGGCGCCGGATAGATGTTGATCGACGCCTGGCTGACATCGAGGCCGGTTTTCCAGCTTGCCTTGGAGCGATCGAACGGCAGGCCACAGGAGAATGTGTTGCCGCCGGAAACGATGTTGATATCAGCCGTCGTGTAGCGCAGCACGGTACCGGAGACGAGATTGATGGTGAGCAGGTCAGCCAGCCAGAAACGGTTGGTCGCCAGCAGGGCCAGAAGTGCTGGGCTCGCCGGCTTCATGACGTCTCGTTCTTGACGGTGATGAACTGGATCTGACCGACCGACCAGAGCTGCGACATGAACTTGTCGAAATCGTATTGGTCGTCCACGAACCGGCAGCGCCAGTAATAGGTAAAGTCAACGGCGATGACCTTGCCGGCGGCCGGCGCCGTCGTGAAGGTCAGCAGGCCAGTGGTCGCATCGACCGACCAGCTGCCGCCCGACTGCGCCACGCCAGTCAGGTAGACCGTGCTGACGACGTTCGGCGCCTGGATGATGTCATTGAAGCCACCCAGCGCCCGGAGCAGCTGAAAGGTCTTCGTCGAGCCGTCGCCGATGCCAATCTGCTGGCCGGTGATGCTGTTGTCGTCGGGGTCAGTGAACAGGAAGGTGTCGAACGAACCCTGGCGGGCGTTGTAGAAGCCCAGCAGGGTCTGCATCTCGCCATATGCCGCGGCACTGCGCAGTAAGTCATAGGTCAGCGTGTACTGATAGCGCGGATAGACCTGGGTCGCTGCCCGGACTTCCTCACCGCTCACAGCCTTCTGGACGATGGTGTTCCACATCGGCGTGCGCGTGAAATTGAACCCCAGGCCTGGCAGGGTTGGATAGACGGCGTTGGACATGGATCAGGCAATCCCGAGCTTCATGCTGGGGTTATCGCGCAGGCCTCGGTGGATGATCTGCAGCAGCTTGCGGGCGTCGTAGTTCTCGCCAGCGCTATTGATGGTAACGCCACCCATGTTGACATGAACCGGACCGCCGCCACTGCCGCTGCCACCGCCGGCCGGACCGCCAAGGGTAAGCTGGCCGGATCGGATGCTGTCAGACATCGTCGCCGGGACGATGATCTCTCCCTTGTGAATCTGCGCTGTCATATCGCCTGGCACGTTGCCGGTGCCGACTGCGAATGAGGCTTGAGCGGCCACGGCAGCGAATGCCGCGGCACCGGCGATCGGTCCCAAGATCCAGCCGATATAGGGGATAGCCGAGGCTGACGAATAAGCGCCCGAGAAGGCCTTTTTCGCCTCAATGAATATGGATTCCTTGCCGGCCGTCTTCTGCAGCAGCAGGCCTTTCGCGAGATTGATAGCCATGTTCTCAAGCACCTGCTCGCCCGCATTTGCCAGCGACACCACCATGCTGGTCGCCGCGTTGCGCCAGGCTTGCGACCAAGTTTGAGTTCCCTGCAGCACACCATTAGTAATCTGCTGGAAGGCATTGCGGACCGGCGAGATCAGGCCTTGCCACATCTGGGCAGACTGAGTCTCGGCCTTCTTGTCGGCGACCGCGCGCGCCTGAAGCGCCTGATTGTGAATGCGATTGATGTCCGCCTGCAGCTTTGAATAGAGGATGGCCTCCTGCGCCGCGAGCTGCACCTTGCGGGCCTGATCGGTGCTGCGAAGTCCGGCCTCTTGCTGCATCGCCTGCAGTTCGATGTTGTATTTCGTAACCATCAGGTTGCGCGCGATCGTTTCTTCGTCGTCGGCGCTAATCTGGTTAAGAGATTTCTGAGTTTCCAGATTTTGCTGCTTGATCTGGACCTCGGCCAAGCCCTTTGCTCTGGTCATTGCGATCTCGGCCAGATTGGTCGCCCTGATCTGGTCCATCTCTTCCTTGAGAGATGCCTTCAAATCGGCAGCGTCTTCATCGCGCGCCTTTTTGGCGGCAGCGCCGGCTGCAGCCAGATCAGGGATGAGCGGGGCTGGCTTCTTAGGCGCCTTCTCCTCGGGCTGTTCCGTGCCAAATACCTTGCCGACAGTCTTTGCGAAGCTGTCATATGCCGACTTCATATCGGCGAGATTGGCGACGAAATGCTTGGTCATGCCATCGCTGGCGGCGTTGAAATCAGCTTTCAAGGCATCGAGGTTCCCGGTGACGATGTCCCTGGTGAGAGTAACAATGGCCCCCAGGGAATCGAACACCGCATGATAGGTGATCGACAGCATGTCGAAGATGGTTCGCAACCCGACCACGACCCCGTCGATGACCAGCAGGACACCAGAGAACGCGGCGCCGATAGCATCGATTGCCGCCTTGATTCCGGGCGAGTTGCCAATGATATTGGCGAACTGGTCGAACAGGTCGGATAAAACCGGGATCAGCCGCTCGACAAAGGTCTGCCAGAGGCCATAGGCCGCGTCGCCGATCCGCTTCAGATTGTCGTTGAACTTCTCCGAAGCCTCCGCTGCAGGCCCACTGATGGAGACGCCAAAGCGGTTGGCCTCATCAGTCATTGCCTGTAGCGATGCACCACCCTGATCGAGCAGCGGAATGAGCGCAGCGCCTGCGCGGCCGAAAATGGCAATCGCCAGGGCAGCCTTGGCCGGGCCGTCTTCAAGGCCCGAGAACTTGTCAGCCAACTCCTTCATGACGTCGCCCAGCGGCTTCAGGTGGCCCTGTGCGTCGGTGACATGGATACCGAGGGCCTGGAATGCGCCGGCGGCTTCCCCGGTCCCATGAGATGCCTTTTCCATATTGACAGACAGGCGCACCAGCGAGGTTTGCAACTCCTCGAACCCGACATCGGCGAGGCTGGCGGCATATTTGAGCTGGCTCAGTTCCTCGACCGCAATGCCGGTTTTCTGGCCGGTCTTCAACAATTGGTCGCCGTTTTCCGCGACGCCGGCGATGGCCTCGCCAATGCGCTCGAAAGTCTCGACAATCTGCTTGCCCACCTCCAAGACGACCAGGCCGCCGAAGAAGCCAGCGAAGGACTCGGTAATCTCGCCGAGCGCGCCGGTAATACCACCGGTCGCCGAATTTAGGCCAACCTGCAGGTCCTTGAGCTTCTGGACGATCGTCTCGGACGCGCCGCCCAGGCTCGACTTCATATGCTGGGCGGCATTGTCGACGGCTGACGCCGCGTCATTCAGGCCGGGCTTCAGATCACCGGTTTGAGCGACGATTTTGACATCAATTTCGTTGTCAGCCATTGAACACCCAATAAAAAACCCCACCGAAGCGGGGTTTGGTCTCTCTCGATCGGCGATGCGGTCAGTTCTGAATTGCCGTCACGAGGCCGTCTTGGACATATATAAAACTCATCGCATCCGAATAATGTCCATACACCCATTGCTGCTGCTGACCTGCGGCGGTCGTGGTAGTATTCACGTCCAGCGGAAAGCCCCAGGCTGCCTTCGCCTCGTACTCATTCATGCCAATTGAGGCCTTATTGTGTCGGATTTCGTCAGCCCAATCGGGCCTGATCAATCCGCGCCGAATGCCCTCTTGCAATACCTTCTCTGACACCTCCTTCGAAGCGTCACTCGAGAAGGTTGGCGAAAAATAAGCATACACGCATATGGTCTGATCAGACTCCTGCTGCAACTGCTGCGGCGTGTCATTGGCAATGCGGATCGGCTCCCAGGATGAACATGCCGCTAGCATCAGGACGCCGCCAGCAAGGATGCTGCGGCGGTAAATCGGGTTCATTCTCTTCTCCCCATAGCCATCAATTCTGCCAGGCCGTTGCCGATCTGTTGTGTGACCGGCGCCGACTTGGCAGGGGCCTTAAAGCCCACATATGCGGCTAGAAGTATATGGGTTGGCGGGTGACGCTGCCAATAGGCGGTCAAGGCATTGAGGCGGGGTAGCGTTAACTGGTCGACGTCTTCCCAGGTCCAGCCAGTCGAGGCAATGACGTGGGCGTATGTGTCATCCCAGTCTATTGGCTCCCCGCCCTCGCTTCCCCCGCGCGCGTGAATCCTGACGTATTTAAGATGGCGTTGAGCAGCGGCAGCGTGTTGCGCAGATCAACCAGATCGTCCATCTGTTCACGCTTCAGGTCCGGATAGTTCCGGCTCAGGGCCGCGTGCGCAACGTCGAGGAGCGGATCGAGTGACTCGGCGCCGTCGGTCAAAGGGTTGATCTTGCTCAGCGATTGGATCTTGTCGCCAAGCTCCCTGATTTGCCGAATCGTCAGGGCTGGCACGGTGTAATCCGTACCACCCAGGTTGACGATTTCACCTTGAATGAGGGTCGTCATTCACCTTACTCCGAGGTTGAATAAGTCATGAGGTTGTTGCTGGCATCGCAGAAGCAATCGAAGTCAATCTCGGGAATGGTGAAATCCTCGAGCTTCGTCTGCAGGCTGAACTTGTTGGAGACGCAGGCCAGCATCTTGATGACATTCACCGACCCGTTAAAGGTCGTGTTGAACATCAGCTGGAAGCTCGGCTGGACACCCAGCAGCGGGTTAACGACGGTGACCTTCTGGTTGGGTGCAGCGCCTGCGCCAGTGTAGCTATAGCTGATCAGCACGACCTTGGTGCTGTCGGCCGTATTGAAGGTATAGACGCCAGCACCCGAGACCGAATACTGCCCGGCCGCCGGCGCCGACGCCACTTTCTGCAGCGGCAGGCCGGTTGCCGAATAGAACACACCGAGATCCGCGTCGAACGTTGCCGAGTTTGCCACCGTGACCTGGAAGGGCGTCGTCGGGATGGTGCCGACTTCGTTCTGTGCGATCGACAGCAGGCCTACGACGGTCGACTGGCCGAACAGGATATCATTCAGCTGCCGGCCAAAGATGCGAGCGAACTTGGCCTTGCCGGTGACCTTGGCCGTGCCGCGACCGACCGCAACCGGGAACTGATACTG